CAAAGCTGCAACGTGCTAATACCGAAGGTAATCTGCAGCCTGTGGTAGAAGTAGTATCGAGCGTCATATATACATCGACCCCTGGCTATCAGAATCTCGCGTTTCAGTTGACGATGCCTGACTTCTTCTTCGTTCTGTACTGGTTGCGCCTTAACTCATTCACAAAGGCCTCCTTTACGCACAAGACGAAGTGTACCAATCCAGACCACGTCCAGGCGGTTAAGGACGGAAAGATGGCTGAGGATACCTTGCAGATTAAGCGCATCGTTGATAAGACGACACTGGTTACTCACGAGCTTGAGGAGATTCCAGACCCAGAAGTGTTTAACTTCGGACCGGATTCCGATCTAGTGTTTAATCCGCCACGCATGCAGGATGTTCTAGAGTTCTTGGATCATCCGTTCATGCAGGATCCGAATACGCGAGTTGAGTTCTCGTATTTGGCACAACAAGCTTCACACGTACAGAGTTCCAAGGAGTATCTATCACTGGAACGCCGCATTGATATGGTTGAGAACTTCGATCTGGATACAGTGCAGTTGCTCAAGCAATTCGAAAAGGCAATGAAGTCGTATGGCGTTGAAGAATCTATCATGGTTACTTGTAAGGGGTGCGGCGCGTCGAGGAAGAGTACCATCTCCCTCGATGCGTCCGCGTTTCTTTCCTTTGACTAGTCAGAAGGAAATGATGGATCGGCACATCTTGTTAGCGGCGGAACTACACATAGTCGCTGGTGATGATATGCCAATCTATCGTCTCCAACAACTGTCCGAATACGCCGCTAAACGCCGCGATGAAAGAATCAAGGCGGCGCAAGAAGGAAAGACCTACGTTGGTTGATGAGGTATTAAAATGGCTACCAAGAGTAAAACACCGCAGTTCAATTCCAGACAAGCAAAAGACAAATGGGCAAACTTGGAAAACCAAGCTGGGCATTCCCTTGATAAGATTGTCCAAGGGCAGGCTTCTTCAGGTGATATACAACGGGTATCCAGAACCTTAGCTCAACTTTCGGATGTTGCGCGTACGGTATTTGATGAGGCAGTGGATGTCGCCGCCAAAACCGCCAAGCAGCTTCAGGTAGCTTCGAACATAGAAATTAAATCGGAGCTATCTGAATTCGAAATCGCGTTGAACAAATCACTTCAACCGTCGTTCCAGGAAGTGATAAAGCAGATCCAAGATATATTCGAACTGGATCTTTTGGAACAGACGGAAGAATTGACGAAGACGATGGGTTCAAGCTTTGCTGATTTGCTTGAACGTCTTCCGCCTAAGGATCTTCCTACCGTTAATGACTTGCTAGCAAATAACGAGTTGATAGCGGATGAGGTAGAGAAGAAGGCATTAAAGAGCAGCGGTGGCACTGGTACTAGCTTGACGGAAGTTAGTGATGACATATGGCAGGTACGTGAAGACAATCTGTTGGATCGTGTCTATGCCATGTTCACTGACGTACTTAAAAACATAAAGATAAAGGTAGCGGTAGGTGCTCCTAGGCAGCCTGCAAACATAGCAGAACAGGCACAAGATTTTGTCGGACCTCCGAAGCCTGCACACCTTATAAATTCTAGTGCGAATGGGGATAGTACTACACCAGTCTCCACTGCTGCGTTGTCGGCTACCGATGCTACGGTATCAACGGTAGAAGAAGGTAAGACTAGAGAACAGTCATTGTTCGATCGCCTGGAGCAGTTCCTGGACAATCAGGAAGGTGGCGGGGGCGGCGGTGCGGGTAGTGAGGAAGATACTAAGGAAAAGAAGAAAGCAGATACTTGGTGGCGCTCCTTCAAAGATTGGTTCGGCGGCGGAGTCAAGAAAGCAAAATCCAGTAGTGGTAACTTCTTGAAAGACCTGATGAAGGATCTTACTGGTGTTGGGCTCCTTTCTTTGATCTTTAACCCTCAGTTGTGGAAGACACTGGCAGATAACATTGAGAAGTACGTAACCTGGGATAACATCAAGGCTGCAGCGCTAACGTCCTGGGATTGGTTGTCGAAGCAGGCGCATTCCGTTGTTGACTGGGTGATGGAAAAGCTGGGCTTGAACAAACCAGACAAGGCGAAGGTTTCCAAGGAAGAGCAGGCTAGATTTGTTAACTCAGTTCCTACTAAGGATAAATTCTCTGGAATGGGCCCAGACACAAAGGGCGCTATCCTAGATAACATGACTCCTGCACAACGTGAGGCTGAGTTCAAGAACGATCCTAAGCTTCGCGAGGACTATAAAGCATGGACGCAAAAGCGGGATCAAGGATCTAAATATCAGACTGCGATTGGTAAATGGTGGGGTGGCGTAACTGATTCGGTAACGAACATATTCAGCCCTAGCGTTAAAGGTGGCCAACGCTCTACTGTTAACAACGTAACTGGAGGTTCAAGTAGTTCCAGTGCCAACACCGTTGCTAAAGGACCTTCTATCAGTATCACGCCAGGCGTTACCAGTAGCTCCGCTAATCCTACTTTGACAGAAGGGCAGTCTAGGTCGCCTACCCAAGCAACCGGCAGTCCACAGCTAGGTATGGACTCCTTTGGCTTTCAGTCTGGCGTTGACGATTCCTTGCTACTGATGAACTCATCCTTTTTAGGTCATTAAAGTGGTGCAGTTATGGATTTCATCGATATAGCAGCACGTGTCGTATTGAAGGGCGATGAAGAAGAATTCGGTTATGAGGAATACGAGGGTACCATTGAGTTTTCGGAAGAAGAACAAGATGGCCCTCGCCTCATAGTTCAGAACATTGCGCAGTTTGCCGAGAACGTGCACCGGGCTCAGCTAACAGAGGATGAGCAAATAGCTTCAGTTATAGCTATATCAGAAATGAAGCATGTGGTTGAACTATCTGCGCCGACCGGAGATACGGAAGAAAAGAAGCAAGGCTTTGTGTCGCATTTAGTTGGATCCATCTTTCGTTGGGTGGAACGCAAGATAGAAAAGACGATTTTTCGATTTATCTTCCGAGCTATATTCAAGCTTGTTAAATGGCTGGTGAAAAGAATCGTGGTAGGCGGTATACGGTTAATGATGGAATGGCTCATCCGACCTATACTAACAGAAGCGATAGGGTTCCTTGTTCTGAATCCTGAAATATCTATTCCATTGGCAATAGCTGGCGGCTTAGTCGGTCTTGGGTACTACCTGTATAAGAAGTTCTTTGGTGAGTCCTCTGGTGGAGAAGTAACAAGCACGCAGACAGATGCGGACAAGGCCTCCACTATAGTGAAGCCTACGGTAGCTACGCCTAAGGTACAACCTACGACGGAACTTCAACACGTAACTCAGTTGCGTTCTGCTGGCCAACTTACTCAAGCAATAACCCCTACGGTAGTAACTCCTGTACCGACTGCAGGAACACCGCAGTTGTCTCCGAGTCTAGCTGATGGCGATGACTCAGATATCAAGAAGTTAGTTATACGACACGAAGGTATACGTAACGCACCGTATAAAGACTCACGTGGTTTGTGGACAATTGGAGTGGGTCACCTTATTGGCAACGGACGTTCACTCCCGGACGAATGGAATCGGCGCTTCAGTATGGAAGAAATTATGAAGTTGTTTGATTCCGATTTCGAGTTCCATAAGCAAGCTGCCATGAGGATACCAAATTTCGGTGCATTGAACAAGGAAGGTAAGGAAGCTCTTATTGACTTGACGTTTAACATGGGTCCTGGTTGGTGGAAGAAATGGACACACTTTACGGCATCTATGCAGAATCTAGATATAGCAGCGGCAGTCGAAAGCCTCAAAGATTCCCAATGGTTCAAACAAGTTGGTGCCCGTGCTAGGGAAGTTATCAGCCTGTTGAGTACGAATATAAAACAGGTTGCTGGTCGTTTAGCAGATAGCATATCTGGAGGTTCAGTATCCTTAACGCCAGCCACCTCTAGGGACCATTATCAGGAAGGTAAGGTAAAAGCGCAACAAGCAAAGATGAGTGCAGGTGCTGCTCAGGCTTCTAGGCAACCATACACTGCATATTTGCCGGGTCCTAATGGAACCCTTATAGGAATACGATAATGAGTACGAATCCGAACTATCTGGTTTTGGTTCAACAGTATGGCAGTCCTGGCTCTACCACGCCGGCCATCTCAGTTACAGCACCTGTTCCAGATCAGGTGGCGTTTGATTTGCAATCGACATATGAGCCATTACTGCCTCAAAGCTTTACCAACAATTCGTTTCTTAAGGTAGCGTCTGCAGGGCTGGGGGTAAGGCTTGCGGTCCAGTCCTTAACTGCCCAGCTATGGACAGGTAGTACTACTGGTGATTTGCACATACCTCTGGAGTTCTACACAGAGAACGATCCTATATCTGATGTGCGGAATCAGATCGTTAACCTGATGAAGTTGGTTACACCTTCAATCAGTTCATCTACTGGTATGATGCAAAGTCCAGGGCCGCAGCTAGATTTCGGACAATTGGGTACTGCAGCAAAGGATGCCGCTGGCGGAGCGTTTAGCTCTATCACTCAGGTAGGTAGCGCAGGTATTACGGCAGTCAAGAACTTGGTGACTAACGCTTTTGGTTCGAGTTCTACTAATCTTCAACCTGCGTCCATGATCGATGCTAACAGCCAGTTACCTGACGGAACTAATTCGACTGTATCGAAGCAGTTGACCACGAACCCTCAGTTAGGAACTGCAGACTATTGGAAATCATTGGTGACCAATCGTATTTCGATTCGTGTTGGTAACTACATGTATTTCGATAACGTGGTTATCACTGGACTGTCTCAAACATTCATTTCGAACTTTGATGCGCAGACTGGATTACCTCATCACGTACAGGTAGGATTGAGCTTCCGTCCGATGTTCGTTCTCAGTCAGGCCGATATCGATCAGATATTTATCAACCCGGGTGCTAACAGCACACCGGCTAATCCAACGGTGTTTACTATGCCTGGCGGTAACACAGGTGGAGTAGGACCTAACACATTTGGATTTAGTACATAGGAGTAGGTAATGGCAATAGGATCATACACTGGAGACTTTAACTACTCCACGTACACGCCTCCAGATAACACCGGTTACTACGATATCTTTAGGTCCGGGTACAAGAACATACGTTTCAACATACAGCCGAATTCCAAGGTAACGCTGGATGATTCTACGGCGTACAATCTACCGGGTATAGCGTACGCGGCCTTCGGTGATTCGTCTTTGTGGAGAGGCCTTCTGGCCTACAACGGTTTGAACGATCCGCTAACTGATGTGTACCCAGGCTTGAGTTTGGCCATACCTACCAAATCAGATATCGTTGCGTACATATCGAAGCAAACGGCAAACAATTCGCAGGCTATAACTATATAGGTTCATCATGGCTGGCTCTTACATAGTACAGGGACGGATAGAGGTTAGCATTCTGATTAACGGTGTGCAGTTCCCACTGGACATGATGAACCTTCTACACTTCCTGCACATTGGATTTTCTACCAGAACAAAGTTACCTACGTGTCACTTCGCTATTTCGGATGCGCAGCACACCCTGGATACAATAAACCTGCAAGACGGTATACCGATCACTATATCGATCAAGCCTCAGACCAGTCCTACGACTACTTATAACTTTCGCAAGTTCAGTCATAAGAAAACGTTCAACGGTACTTGCTTTGTGTATGAGATAGATGGGTACCTGAATTCACCGTTGTTCTGGACAGGCACGACCACAACGTCTATCCGCGGTACGTCTTCAGATGTTATGTCCCAGATAGCTTCTAAGTGCGGTCTGACGTACAACGGCGCATCCACTAACGATTCCCAGCTTTGGATTCCGCGTAATCGTACCTGGGGTGAGTTCGCTAAGGCAGTTTGCAATAGAGGGTACATTAGCGATCAATCGTATATGGTCAGTGGTATCGACGGATCAGGTACTTTGTTTTATAAGGATGCCAACGATCTGTCGGATCCTAAGGTAAACATAACGCTAGGTCAGGTAGTTAATGGTTCTTATACGGCTATCAACTATACACCTATAGCGTCCTCTGGTATAACAAACAAGGTGCAAGGTTATCAACACACTCGGTACAATCAGTCAATGATTCAACCAGAGTTTACGAGCCAGCCGTTGGCCACTGTTGACTTTGTACCTGACGTTCCAGGTTACTACGTAAACCAAGCTATACCGCAGCAAATCACACAAGGGTATAGATCGTTTGGTGGAGTTGACGTAGGCAACACACATGACTCCTATGAGCAGGCGGTGTATCAGAATAGACGATTTGCCTCCCTCTACTCGTTAGGAGTTAAGTTCCAGCTATACACGCCAACGGTACTAACCTTGTTCGATAGATTCTCATTTTCAGTCGACACTGAATCTCAAAAGCAAGATTTGCCATACGCCGGTGCTTATTCGGTGGCAGCTAAGGCAATCTGCATCACAGGCACTACTTACGCGGAGCTCCTGCTTGGTGTTCGCCAAGGTGTTAATTCTCCTTACGTACAGGCGTAATCATGAGCTATCAGAGTCATAACGATTTGATGCATACTATGGAGTCCTACGGAAATGGGTACTACATAGGGACAGTAATTGCCAATAACGATCCGCTAGGTATAGGCCGAATTCAAGTCAACGTACCTGGACTGTATGATGCTTCCACTGGTGAAGTACCTTGGATAGGACCTATAAAGGATAGTCCCTTTGGTTTCGGCAAGTCGTCAAAGAACGCGTATGGTGTGTATGGTTACCCGCAGGTAAACTCCATAGTGATGGTGGAGTTGCAAAATGGTGATGAACACAAGCCGTTGTATATACCACTGCCAACGGTAGCTAACGCTAACGCGCTTTTTGCTTCGCCTAATGTTTGGGGCTATCAGGATCCAGATGGTAACCTGATGATTTATGATATGGCGGCCCACACCTATAAGTTTGTCACTGCAGGTGGTGCCGTTATCAACATTGATGCAAACGGTAAGCGAATAACACAGGTCAATGGCGATCAAGAGACTTCAAACGGTGACTGGTCTGTCCAGGTTACAGGTAACGCTAGCATCACTTCAACAGGCAACACAACGGTGAACGCGCAAGGCAACGCGACGGTAGAGACGCAAGGCAATATCCAAATACAGGCAGGAGGCACTGCTACTTATACAGCGGCAGTGCATCAGTTCCATGGCCCGGTGACGATGGATTCTACCATGGCAGCTGGCGGCTCCATCACTGACTTGACCTCACAAGGTAACACGAAGACTGTTGGCGACATGCGTCAGATATACGATATCCATACTCACCCGATTCCTGATGGCGATACTGGTGTTCCGAATCAGCAGATTTAAGATAGGTATTGAATTTAATCTAGAGGTAACGTATGCAAGTAACGTCATACCAAATAAGCCTTGATGGTGCTACCTGGATCGATGCCAATTCATCGTTCACCCAGAATGGATTGCCTGACTTGTTGCCAGACATGCTGGCTATCCAGAACTCATTAAACAATATCCTGAACTGTCCGATAGGGGCTAGAGGTAGAATCTTTCAGCCTACCTATGGTAGTTTGTGGTATCAGTTTATTCAGGAGCCCATAGATCAGGTGACGGCGAACAAGATGCAGATGGCTACTATACAAGCTATTCAAACTTGGGAGCCACGTATTCAGGTAGATAATTCTGGGTCGTATATCCTTCCGGACTATTCGCTGCCTGGTTACAACGTTCGTATCGCGTTCACTGTTACGCTTAATGGACAGAAGCAATCAATACAGTTCAATCTAATACCATAAGTGGTACGATACTATGGCTTCCACTACTTTTGTTCTATCAGACTTAAGCCTGGACTTTGATCAGTTCGTAAATCAATTCCAGGCATCTTTACAAACCAAGCAGACTTGGATTGGCAATCTAACGACCCAAACCAGTCAGACTCTAGTGGAATATATTTCCACCGTTGGTACGTTTGCACAAGGTCGTATTCTCCGTGCGTATGAAGACGTGTATGCGGAGACGGCGCAATCGGATGATGCTATTCTCTCCATTGCGCAAATGCAGGGCTTGCGACTCACGCGTTTTCTTCCTGCGTCCGCGCCAGTAACACTGACGTCCATAACACAGTTGACGCTGCCGCCGCTAACCCAGTTCAACTGTGCAGGTTCCTACTTCTTCAACCGTGAGCAACTTACGCTTGCAGCAGGTACCCCGGTAACGACTACGCTGTTTGAAGGCCAGGTGTTCTCGTACATCATGAATGGACTGGGCACGGAACGTCAGACCTTCGTATCCTCGCAGTCTGATTTCGTTATATCGGACCAGGACGTGTTTGTCCAAATCAACGGCGTCT